ATTAGAACCATCACATATTGCCCACCCTGGTGGTGCTGGAGTACTATAATAAGCCATAATTACTCCATATGGAATAACATTTCTAATATGTTGTGTAGTTGCTAGTCTTACACCATTAATAGTAATATCATTAGCGTTTGAATTAGTAGCTGTATTAATTTTAACACCATTACTATTACCAATATTAATAGTAATAATATCAGAACTAGCATTGGCATTAACATTAATTGTAATAGCACTCCCACTTATTGTGTTAGCAAGTATTAGCCCCTTGCTAATATCTAATGTAGAACTTATTTCAATGTTATTAGCCTTAATGAGACCTCTACTAATGTCTAATGTAGAACTTATATCAATGTTATTAGCCCTAATGCGACCCCTACTAATATCCAATACAGAACTTACATCAATGTAATTGGCAAATATGCGACCTCTACTAATGTCTAATGTAGAACTTATATCAATAAAATTGGCAATTATACGACCTCTGCTAATATCTAATGTAGAACTTATATCAATGTTATTAGCAAATATACGACCTCTGCTAATATCTAATGTAGAACTTATGTCAATGTTATTGGTAATAATGCGACCTCTACTAATATCTAAAGTAGAACTTATATCAATGTTATTAGCCCTAATAACACCTCTACTAATAGTTAGTGTAGAACTTATATCAATGTTATTTGCTAGAATGAGACCTCTGCTAATATCTAGCGTAGAACTTATATCAATGTTATTGGCCCTAATAACACCTCTACTAATAGTTAGTGTAGAACTTATATCAATGTTATTTGCTAGAATGAGACCTCTGCTAATATCTAAAGTAGAACTTATGTCAATGTTATTAGCCCTAATAACACCTCTACTAATATCTAGCGTAGAACTTATATCAATGTTATTGGCAAATATGCGACCTCTGCTAATATCTAGCGTAGAACTTATATCAATGTAATTGGCAATTATGCGACCTCTACTAATATCTAGTGTAGAACTTATATCAATAAAATTGGCTCTAATGCGACCTCTACTAATATCTAATATATTAGTTACAACAATAGAGCTTGTATCTATGTTATTAGTTGCACTAATATTAGTTGCACTAATAATAGAATTTTCACCATCAAGCCCAGCTTGCTTAACAGCATAGATAATATTAGCATAAATATTATTTACCCTTATATCTCCAGCTATCCTTATATCTCCACTGGCACTTATATCTCCACCTATTCTTATACTTCCACCGCTTATATGTAAAGACGCTTCGGGGTCCAGTGTATTAATACCTATTCTGTTATTAGAAGTATCAATACATATTAAATTATTTGGATCAGGACTATAAGTATAGTCTCTTGAAACACTATTAATTGTGCTAATTATTTTATTATAGTTGCTATCTGACATTTAATATTTAATTTTATTATTTATAAATATTTTAATGTTAATAAACTAACTAATTTATAATTCATAAATATTTCTAATAATTTATAATAATTTCAAAAATAATTTATTATTTACTAATTAATTTAGCAAATAATTATTTTCTCATAATACTATATAAAAATGGTTAAAAAACATATGAAATCGGCTGACAATATGTATCACATTAACGGACATAAATATCAAGTATTAAACGGCTCGCGCGCTCAAGTTTGGCACGGCACAGCATACAAAACAAAAGGAAATCTTAAAAAGCCTGATTTATTAATGAATAAGCGCGGTCACGTAGTATCAAGAAAAGTATATAATCGCGCTAAACGTGAAAAACGTTTAGAAAAAGCGGGTTATTTTACCCAAAAAGGCAAATTTGGTTGGGTTAAACACGACAATTCAAAAACAAGAAGGCGACGAAGCAGAAAATAAATCGTTAAGCAAATAAGCAAATTATATTATAATAATATTACTTAAAAAAATAACATTACTATTATTATAGTTTGCTATAACTATCCTATTTATAATATATTTCTTGTAATTTATAAGCATTTCTTGTAATTTATAAGCATTTCTTGTAATATATAAGAAATATTAATTACTATACATAATTTATATATTAATTAATAAATTTTTTCATAAACTAACAATTTTTTCGTAAACTTTTTTTCGTAAACTTTTTTTCGTAAACTTTAGGCAACACTTGATAAAGATTTAGTATATGGGTTGCTTTTGAAGGCAGACAATAATGATTCATCCATGCGCGAACTGTTAAAGTTTTGGTCGTAGCTTTGTATTCCATTTAGTTGCCCCATAAAATCAACAGACGGCGCAATATTTGGACCACCATTATTTACATGACCTCTATTTTGCTGTAGCATAGACTCATTACGAGTAGTTGTAGAATTATTATAGTTATTAAACAAATTCATATTACCTTGATTCGTGCGTGATTCGTAAGTCTTATTAACATTATTTTGTTGAGCGTATGCGTTATTATATGGTCTTAATCCTGTTCCACAAGCATTTCCAGAACCAATATATTCTATATTTGTGCTTGTTCTTTGATTGTCATAATTCTGATGCTGTGTTACTTGATAAGCATTACCAGTATTATTTTGTCCTTGAACGTTTACATAATTTAGGTCTATTTTAGCAGTTGTCATTTCTCTATTTGTTACTTTTGTTTTATCATTAATATTAAATAAATGACCTGTTGGTGTTAATCCATTAACATTACCGGTTTGGCGTAAATTACCAATAGCATTTTCTTTTCGTGTTTGCCTAAAAATATCTAATACTGGCGCCACAGAGGCTTTTAGCATACCATATACTCCACCAAGATTTGTTGACTCTTTGTCTGTGCTTCTATTGTTATTGTAATTAACATAACTATTGTGTCCGTAATCATTTGGTCCAGCGCCATTTGTGCCACTAGCACTAGGATTTATAATAGGTAAGTCGCCTAGCGATTGTTTTTTAGAGTCTTCAAAATCTTGTTTAATATATGAGGCGCGACCAGATTCAGTATTTGAAGTTCCGCCATAATATTCACGCGTTGTGCTAATTCTATTTTCCATTGGAATGACTTGTGTGCTCCTAATAGGAGGTGCTTGTTCAACGCCCGTTGTAGTAAACCAACGCGTTGGTCCTGATTCATATGATTTATCGGGCAAATGTTTTTCAACAACCCCTATTTTACTATTAGGACCTTGCATTTTAACAGGATAAATTGCTGGCCCTTGATGTCCATCTAAATTATAAATCATTTTAGGATTAGTTTCAACTCTTAAATCATCAACCGATCTAGGCATCCATGCCTCTCTTGCCATCATACCCGAGTTAAAACCATGACTTCCTTCAACACCACCAGTGTTAAGTCCGTTGCTATTTTGAGAACCATATCCTAAATCAAGACCAGGACCCACTCTTTGTTGTTCCCACAAAGTCACATTCGACATTTTCATAGACTCGTTCATACGGGACTGAAAGAAATCGCTATTGTTAGGTGTTCCATTCGGGAGATTCACATTTTCAGATGGATTAAATAATGGAGCAACTTCTGATTTAGAATAATTTTGACTTCCTGAACCTTGTTTTGAATCTAATATGGACTCTGTTAAATTAATATCGGCAATAGAGCCGCGTATTTTTGCGCCGTAAAATGGTTTCATATTATTATGTTTAAAATCATTACTGTTAGATTGTTGACCTGACATTAAATTAATACTTTTCGCAGGTTGTCTTAATATATTTGTTGAATTGGCAATAAAATAATTATCAGTTTGTTGATTTGGATTAGCAAAATTATTTACTGGGTCATTATTTGAGTTGTTTGTAGCTATTAGATCTACAATATTTGCATCATTATAATTAGTGTATCCTTCGTTCAACTTATTTTCTGTAAAAAATGCTCGTCTTAAATTTTTATCAGTTACATTATTTTGTGTTTGAGCGTCTTTTTTTTCTTGTTCTGATAATATATATATACTTCCTAATAATACTATAGGTATTGCTAAAGCGGCCATAGTATTTTATATAATATATTAAAAATATTATTATATATTTAATATATTAAATAACAATTCTTAAATTATTTGCTTAGTTTGCTTAGTTTGCTTAGTTTGCTTAGTTTGCTTAGTTTGCTTAATTTGTTATTCTTCGTTGAATATCAAAATTATTGTTTAATTGATAATAATCTTTTTGGACTATTCGAGAGCTAATATTATTATGAAAAGGTATGCATATATTTTCTTGTGGATCCAAGTGTAAATAATTGAAATTATTTGGAATAGATTGCTCGCTAGCAAAATGATTTATTTCTCTATATATCCATGCCGGATGTGTTGCTCGTGACTGAGCTGTTATTTCTTCATTATTTATGCTATAACTATTTTGACTATATAGTGGATTAGCATTTAAATAATCTACATAATTATTTTCACTAATACTATCTTTGTTTAATTTTCTATGCAATAAATGTAATTCACTTTCTAAATCAGTTTTGTTTTGTGATAAATTAGCACCCCATTTTTGCATGTTAATATGTGAGTCATTTATTAATATTGGTTTCTCTCCATTACCCGGAACATTTAAGCTATAATTTCCTATATTAGTAGTTTCTTCTAAATATTTTTGAATTCTACAAGGGTCATCATAAAATCGTGTAAATGCCATAGTCTAATATATTTTAATATATAAAATAATTATTAAAATAATATATTAAAATAATTATTTTATATGTACTACAACTACAATTTGCTAAAAAATTGTATTTTAGCCCATACGAGGGAAGCCTACTAAATTAGCACCTATGCCAAAACCCGCACCAGAGCGTGCTGAAACGCCCATCGATGGAATAAATGTATCTAATATGGAAAATGTTGCAGCTGCCATTAATCCAATAATTGCTATTTCGTCAAATTTTAATTGCTTTTGTGGAATAACAAAAGCAACAATAGCAACCATTAAACCTTCAATCAAATATTTTACTGCTCTTTTTATCAATTCGCTCATTGTGAAATTCATTATGTTTATATTTATAATAATAAAGAAGAAAAAAATAAAATAATTAAAAATTATTAATTCATAGTTAAAATAAATAGTTAAAATAATACTTAAAAATTATAACCTAATATAATTTATAAATGACCAATAAAAAATCTTCTAAAGTTAAAGAAAGTTCTAATTCAAATTTACCAAAAGAGAGAATACAGGAAACAGTTATTGATTTATTGGATGAAGACAGAACAATAAGCGGTCAAAAATATGTATGCTTAAGCTTTATTTCACCTGAAAATCATATAAAAAGAAAGGAACTATTTTATTTTGAAAACTATTTAAAGAACTTCGAGTTTAGAAAAACATTTGATAAATATACACAATTTCTAAATTATTTAGCATATAAATACAATTTAGATTTTAATAGTTTAACAAAAGATATGGAGGAGTTTGTAGAAGAAGAGCGAGAGAATTTATTTGTAACATCATTAGAAGATGATTATAAATCGTTCATTGATGCTAAAGAAGAGGACTTACAAAAAGAATATAGCAGTCAACATAATTTTCAAACAAACACACGCGGAATCAAAGTTAGAGGTGTATTTGGTTCTCAAGAAGAAGCAGAATTAAAGTGTAAAATGTTGCGCGAAGATGATCCAAATCACGATGTTTATATTGGACAAGTTGGTATATGGTTACCATTTCATCCTGAAGCATATAAAACAGGTAGAGTAGAATATTTAGAAAAAGATTTAAATGAACTAATGGCACAAAAGAAGAAAAATGATGAAATTTCAAAAGAGCAATTTAATGAGCGCGTAAAAGAAAGTAAGAAAAAGGCAATTCGCGAAAATATTGCTAAAGCCAAAAAAGAGGGCAATAAATTGATGCAAACAATTGATGAAAATGGTAACTTAATTAATGCGGATAGAATGGATGTTCCTGGCAAAAATTTATTGTTTGGTGACGGTTCAAATGATGATACAAGTACTGCGGAATTGCGCAAAGAGCTATTTGAGGCAGAAGATGTGCTTGTTGGAAAACAAGAAAATAACGATCATGGTATTGGAGAGATTTTAAGGCGCCAAAAAGAACGTGCTGAAAAGCTAGCCACACTTGAAGAAGATGAGCCGGTGATAGTTGAAGAGGAAGATGCTGTTGAAGATGCTAGTAAAGCTAAAACCAAAATTGATGCTGACACTGAAGAAAAAGCCTAAACCTAAGTTTTTTACATTTTAAATAACACTTTTATATAAAATGTAAATTTTTATTAGAATTTAAAATTGATTTAAAAATAATGTGTCTATATTAGAGAAACTATAAAGCAAAGCTATAATGGAAACAAGTGAAACACAAGACACAGGAAAATTCAGAACAAATAATAAAGATCAATTTTATACGCATGAAAATGTGGCAAAAATGTGTATTAACCTTATTACTAAATTGGTTCCACATACAAGCACCTATTTATGGGTAGAACCATCAGCGGGTAATGGAGCTTTTCTACATAATATACCTAGTTCATATGAAAAAATAGGACTTGATTTAGACCCTAAAGCACCCACTATAGTCAAACAAGATTACTTGAAATGGATTCCACCTCATAATAAAAATATTATTGTATTTGGTAATCCGCCATTTGGAAGACAATCGTCATTAGCAAAAGCATTTATTATAAAAAGTTGCGAGTTTGCACATACAATAGCATTTATTCTTCCTAAATCATTTATAAAACCAAGTATGTATAATGCATTTGATTTAAAATTTCATATGCTACATTCAGTCGAACTTGAAAAAAACTCTTTTGTAATAAATGGAGCAAATTATGATGTTCCATGTGTATTTCAAATATGGAATAAAAGCACTAACAATAGAAAAGTTGACCCAAAAATAAATCCAGTCGGATTTATATATGTTAAACCAAATATTCACTATGACATTGCTTTTAGACGAGTTGGTGCTAATGCTGGTAAATGTTATAAAAATGACGGGCGCACATTCAGTCCGCAATCCCACAATTTCATAAAAGTTGACGCTTCCAATGTGTGTAATATTGATAACATAGTTGAAAAAATAAATAATGTTACGTTTCCAAGCAATACGCTTGGTCCTCGTAGTCTTTCACAATCTGAGGCAAATGCTGTAATTAATGTTATTATACAATCTCTTTCTTCCGCAATATTCGACGAGAAGATGTAATACAATAAATATTGAAGTCTGTGTAATTTTATGTTTATGCCTTCTTCTTCTTTTTTCTTTTTCTTCTTTTTGTTCTTTTTGTTCGTGGACCACTGGCAACTGCTTCGCTAGCCAGTGCTTCGCTAGCCAGTGCTTCGCTAGCCACTGCATCCCTAATCAGTGCATCGTTAACCACATCATCGCTTGGTAGTGGATTTTCGTTTATTGTTTTTTGCATTAATTCTTTGTATTCATCAATTTTGTTTTTGATAGCATTATTAGGTCCAATATCATCAACAGTTAACGGGTCTTTTTCTATACGTGAGGGATCAGACGTGTTACCAAGGCTAAGCCATTTTGTTATGGTATGTTTTTCATATGCCTTCTTAGTTTGGTCGCGAATTGCTGTTGGATACATCATAACTTCATTATCAATAGCACATAAACAATTATCACAAAAATCTTCTAATTCTATTTTAGGTAGTTTATGAAATTTACATACTACAATATATTCTGCATATAACTTATCATAGTTTTTTCTAAGATTATCTGTATCAGTCTTAAGCAAGGCAAGGCGAACATCTGGTGCTGGTTGCACAATATGAGCAAACTGTGCTTCTATTTCAGCTTGACGACGCTCACGTGCAAGATAACGTGCCCTTGATGCCGCATCATATGCAACCATCTTTCCAAGTTCCCTAGTGCTATCTATAATAACAGCATTGATGGGTACAGCATATGAAATACTTCGTGTCTTAATATTGTAATAATAAGGACGCCGTTCTCTAGGGTGTATAAATATCCATGTACTAAGAGTTGTTATTGGCGCAGGAACTGCTCTTATACTTAGTGCGTTATTTCTTCTTGTTAATGATTTTAGCCTTGAGCTTAACTTTCGACTCATTATATATATATTAAATATTAAAAATATATATAAAATTATATACTTAATAATACTATTATTAAGTAATCTATTATTGGCGTCGCGTATAGCTTCGCTTATAGCCTCGCTTAGTGCCTCGCTTAGTGCCTCGCTTAGCGCTTCGCTTATATCTTCTATGTTTGCTAGTTTTAGGACCAGCAGCCATAGGATTATTAAAACTTTTAAATTCATTAGTAACTTTGTTTATATCAAAGAATTTATTATAAAACTTTATATATTCTTTTTTTGATTTAGATTTTGAGTTGTAAGCATCATACAATTCGGCTATTATTTGTACTTTATTGGTTAATAATGTCGGAACAATATCTTTAATTTGGCTAACATTTACATTATTAAATATTATGTCATCTTTGCCTTTTGCATATTCTGTATATTCATAAAAATCTGTAAGTAAATATAGCAAATATGTAATATAAATTATAGCATTTACTAAACTAGATAATCTGTTAAATATAGTAGTCTCTTCCGATTTAGTTCTTGCTATATAATTTTGTGACTCCGCATTTTGTATTGTATCTAGTTTTGTTATTATATCATCATTTGCTATAGACAATATAAATTCTTTAATCTTAGGGTTAGTTATTATATGCGTTTCAATTATATTTACTGCTTTTATTATTTTTAATAAGTATTCTTTGTCTTCTTCTCTATAACTCATTATATATATATAATAAAATATTTTAATTATAGTTAAAATTAAAATATGTTTAATGTGGATAAAAATGTTCGCTGCTAATTATGTTATTTTTTTCATAATATACTTCAACAGGAGCAATTGGTGCTTCTATATAAAAAATTAGACGCAATAAAATTAATATACATTTATTTGCTACTTCTATTTTGCTAAATTGTAAATTAGTATATTTGTTTTTTTTAAATTGTCTAATCTTATGAGCCATTAAAATAGCATATTTTATATTTATGTAACCACAATTAACAGTATTGAAATATAAATTGAACATTGAACCATTATTAAATAATTGCAACCATTGTTCTATAAAATGTGTAAAATCACGCGGACTCTCAATTGAACCACTAATAGTTACATAAACAGTTGGAAAGTTAGTATAATCGTAGGTCGCCCACATATTAATATATATATAAATATGTGTATTTTTAATATTTAGTGCATTGTAACGTAATAAACAAAATGTAATCATTATTTTCTTGAATCTATTTTTTTGATTTTTTCATCGCTAATCAAGTTGTTGACGGAAACTGGGGCCATAAGTTGATGTAGATGGCGCTGCTTCTGTAGCTATGGCTTTAGCTGTAGATGATTTTCTAGATTTGGAGAGGGCTTTAACTTTGGATTTTGTTCTGGTTTTGCTAACTAACACTGCCGGTGCGGAACGCATTCTTATAGACCCTTGTGTTTTATTAGGAACTTCGTTTTTATGAAGCTCTGTTATAATAAGCTTACAAGTAGGAACAAAATTGCGGATTGCTGAGCGAAGTGCATGGTTTGGATACAATATGTTATTATTTAATTCCAAACGTGTTTTGGGGTCTGTATTTTTTCCTCTTCTAAACCAACTTGAAATAGCACTCCAATCATATGTATGTCCTCCAGAGGTTGTAACTGGATCAACCATAATCTCGCCGGTAATAGGACATAAAAATTCATTTGGAAAGTCAATTTTTAATTTATAGAAAAGACAAAAATTAGCAAGCTCTGTTTTAAGAGATTTTAAAGTAGTCTTGTCTATGTTCTTTGTTTCTCTATATGGATTATCATTATGAGATGATTCAGAAGCCATTCTTATGTTGGACACAATGGTCTCGGCTTCCACAACTCGCTCTCTAAGACCACGATTTTCATTATTTGAATTAATAAGATCATGCCTTAATTGCTCGATAGTTTCTTCAAAACTTCTAATTTCTGATTGTGTAAGCTCATTTCCTCTAGTTATATTATATATTCTATCCATTCTATCCATTCTATCCATAGTAACCGGAATTGGACGGTTACGGTTACCATGGAGTCCGAGTCTAACTCTCCAAGCTCCTCTATCAGACATTTATATATAATAATAAATTAATTAAAACTAAAAAAGTAAAAAACTAAAAACTAAAAAACAATTTAAAAACAAAAAAACTAAAAACTAAATAAAAACACATTACCATTTAGTTTTACGCACATTAATTTTGGGACCTTTTTTCTTGTCTCTTATGTTTGGGTCATACATTTCTTCTTCATTATCAGAGTCTAAATTTTTACTAATTTCCCAAAACTCTTTTGACCCTAATTTAAACGTTTTATGATGGTCTGCTTTATACCAAAAAATTTGGTCGTGCAACTTATTTGATTTTGCATTATTGTTAATTACTAAACATTCATAATTTTCAGTGCACTGATCCATAACTTGACAAAAACTCTCAAATGTAGGAAACATACCAGCATAATTCTCATATATACGCCGCCTATTTGCTATGTATGGCTCGCGCAATATAAAAACGTAATCAATATTTGTGCGCAAATTGGGGGGAATACCTAAAGGATATTGCATAGTGATGACCAACATGATCTTCCAATGACGCCCATTCATAAATAACAATCTCATCATTTTATCTTTAGTCCAAGTTGCATCAAACAAACAGTCATCCAAAATTACAAAGGCTCGAGGGTCTATATTAGATTTTTTATAAACCTCTACTTCTTTTCTTATTTGTTTCATCACCGTTTTTTGCCGCTTTAAAATGTTTTCAACAATAGCTGTATTATATTCATCGTGAATAAATAGTTTAGGAACATGTTCGGCATAAAATCCGTTTCCAGCTTCTGTTCCACTAATAACAGTTCCAATTGGAATATCTTGATGATAATAAAGTAAATCGCGAACCAAATAAGATTTACCTGTGTCGCGCCGCCCTATTAACACTATTACTGGCCCTTTATTTTCATCTGGCCTAAAACTAATGGATTTTATATCAAATTTTTTCAATTCTAATGTCATTGCTAACTACTTATTTAATAAGTATATTAAATATACTTATATTTAAACTTAATACAAATATTTAAACACTATATATTTAAACACTTTATATTAAACTATTGTATTATATATTAAACTATTGTATTATATATTAAACTATTGTGTTATATATTAAAAAAATTATTATAATTAATAAATTAAATGGAGTTAAACTATAGAAAAAATAATAACAAGGAGCTTTTTGAGGCAATTAACAAAGAAGAGTTTTTTGATTTAGAAAAAGCTCAAAATTATATTCCATTATATGAACAATATTTTAATTTAAATAGCACTAATTATAATTCAATTAATTTAAACAATAAATTACAACTTGACTCTATTTTGGAAAAAGAGAGCTATAATAAATTTGTAGGAACAGTTTTAGATAATAGCAATAATAAACATACTAAAAAAATTTATGTGAAATTCAGCCCATTAGTTGATCCAGTCAAATATATGCTTGGTAAATACGATAATAGTTACAATATATTAGAACTACCCAAATTTAGTGATACAACTAATTCATCTAGTACTGATGTAGACTATAATAGTCAATATAAGAAACTTGCTGATCCAAATAATTCAGCATATATTGATGGATTTTTTTCCTTTTTATCAAGTTGCCTACTAAACGACTATAATTTTTATAATGGAATAAATTATTATGGTGGATTTTTAGGAATAAAAAACAAATATAAATTGGATGTATCGGAAGACATAGAATATTTAGCTGA